TCTAACATATTACCGTCCCCGTCCCAATCGCCGCCCCATATTAGATCATGCTCTTTTACAAAAGCAATACCCAAAATTACACCCGCAGGGGCGTTGCTGTGAAATCCATATTGTTCCATCACCAAAGTGTCTGCATCTTTACCTAAATATGTGACTTGTTGGGTGTGCAATTTACTTGTGTCATCTTCTCCGGCCTTTGTAACAGACACATATCGGATGGCGACGTACAAGTTAATACAGGGATTGTAGTATGACAATCGGAAAAGTAACAGATGCGGTATTAACAATAGATCCAATAACCGGGCTATATGATATTAATATTGGCCCCGATGGTGATATTGAAACGGCTGATTTTTTTGACACTGCTATCATTTATGGTTTATTGGGAGAACGTAGAGCAAGCAAAGAAGAAGTGTTGGATGCTAGATATCGTCGTGGTTGGATTGGAAACGAGGGCCGGGATTTTGAAAATGGGTCCAAGTTATGGCTATTCGAAAATTCTAGATTTACAGTTTCTAATTTTGCACGTATAGCTGACGAGGCTAGAAAAAGTCAGCAGCATTTAGTTGACGATGGCTTTGCAGTATCGATAGAAGTTGAAAGCATATCAATAGACACAACCAGAAACAAATTAGTATTGGCATTAGACATACGAAGAAGTTTAGACAAAGTAGAACGAAGATTGTTTGATCTTTGGGATAACACGGGAATAAGATAATGGCTTTAGAAATCCCAGATTCAGCGCTGGAAGTTATAAATCGATTACTGACAGACATTCAGAGAGAGCTACCTACCTCTAGCCCAAGGCTGAAAAACACTTGGCTTTTGGCTTTGGCTACGGGCGATGCCAATGCTATTTTTGATTTTTATTTACAACTAAAAGAAGCAATAAAGCAGAATTTCCCAGACACCGCAACAGAAGAATTTCTGGAACGTTGGGCTGCAATTTGGGGCATACAAAGATTGGCCGCAACACAAGCCACGGGCAATTGTGCTGCTACCGGAACAGCAACAACTATTATCCCTCTGGGCACGACCTTAACGATATCAGGCAACACATATACGTCAACTGGTTCTGCAACTATTTCAGCACAATCGATCAGTGTATCCAGCATCGAGCGATCTGGAACAACAGCCACGGCGACCACTGCAACCAATCACAATTTAGCTAACAATGTACCAGTCACAATATCCGGTGCCGTAGAAACTGAATACAATGTATCAGCAGCGGCCATCACTGTGACAGGATTAAATACGTTTGAGTACCAAGTGGCTGACGCCCCCTCAACCCCTGCTACTGGCACTATTTTAGCTGCATTTACAGCAGCCAGCGTGCCAATTGAGTCAGATGATTTTGGAGCCACAGCATCAGATGGTCTGACATCATTAAACTTAGATACCGGCACTGAACTAAATTTACAGAGCCCAATCTCAGGAGTAGATGATACTTTTACCGTGGACTTTGGTGATATTGGTGGCGGCACAGATCAAGAATCAGATGCTAGCTTAGACGCCAGATTATTAGACAGAATCCAGAAACCAGTTGCTCATTATAATGTGTCGGACATTGTAACCAAGGCCATGGAAGTTGCAGGAGTCACCAGGGTTTTTGTGGAACAAGCAGGCGCTATTATTGGTACGGCGGCAGTTACTTCGATCACCAGATCAAACAATATCGCCACTGTAACTTTAACCGTTGCACAAGATTTCAGTACCGGCCAACAGGTGACAATTGCAGGGGCTGGTGAGTCAGAATATAACGTAACAAATCAATCGATCTTAGTTCAAAGCCCCACCATTTTTCATTACTTAGTAATAGACAATCCTTCAACACCAGCCACCGGCACTATTACCTCTACTGTGGCAATACCCCTAGGAACTCTACGTGTATTTTTTATGCGAGATAACGATGACAACCCAATACCTTCTGGCTCGGAAGTCACAACAGTTAAAAACAAAATACTGGAAATAACTCCGGCAAATACAGATGGTAATTTAGATTTATCCGTGTTGTCACCTATTGCGGTCCCAACTGATTATACGATTACATCTTTGGTGCCAAACACACCGACAATGCAAACAGCGGTCATTGCCAGCTTAGATGTGTTTTATGCAGAGAGCACTTTTATAGGCATAGACATTGATGAGGATTCTTACCGGGCAGCAATATTTAATACCGTAGATACCGAAACCGGGGACGTTGTAATAAGCTTTGATCTTAGTGCACCGTCCGGAGATATTCCAATTAGCTCGGGCCAGATTGGCACCCGAGGCAACGTGGTGTTTAGCTAATGGCAAGTATTACTACCAGAGACCTTGAGCAATTTACAAATCGTTTAGCACGTTATATGCCAAACGATTGTACGTTTGCGTCTAAAGGAGTAAACGATACCACATTTAGGAATTTACTAAAGGGTTTAGCTGGCGAGCAGTTTCGGGCCAATGGTTTACTTAAAGAATATTGCGAACAAATACTGCCAGATGAAACAGTTAAATTTATTAGCGAATGGGAATCTACTGTAGGCATCCCAGATAATTGTTTTGATGGCACCGGAACTTTAGAAGAGAGACGGCGAGATGTGTTAGTTAAGTTAGCGTCTTCTGGGATACAAACTAAACAAGACTTTATCGACTTAGCAGCGCTATTTGGAATAACAGTAACAATACAAACTGGCATAGAAAACATAACTTTCCCGCTTACTTTGCCTTTTGTTATTTTTGATACAAATAAAGATGCCAGGTTTACGATTATTGTTTTCTTTTCCGGCGTTGAAAGCGAAACATTCCCGTTGACTTTACCGTTTACACTTGGGACAAAAGAAACTGGCATTCTAGAATGCTTATTTACAAACTTAAAACCTGCAAATTGCCAGGTTATTTTCAAATCAATATAGAGGTATTTAAACAATGGAAGATTTAACCGGCAAAATGACAGGGGATACTGTAACAGCGGCAGAGTTTATTCAGTCCAAAGCTGAGTGGGATAATATCATAACCCAAACCGGACAGACTGCAACTAATGCCGATTTAAATCAGGGCGGTAAAGGTGTTGCTGAATACGTGTCTAATGGTAATTTTTACACAGATAGTGGTTTTGCGAATGCGTATCTTTTGACATCTATTGGTACTAAGCAATCACTTCCAAGATTAGTAGACGGGATGGCGGCAGAATTTATAGTTGGTAATACTAACACTACCTCCTCAACAGTAAATATAGCGACTTTAGGGGCTAAAAATATTGTTAATACCAGTATCGGAGGGGAGTTAACTGCGGGTCTTAGAGTATTGCTGAAATATCGACTAGGGGCCGACAATTATGAAATAGTGCCAGTACCAACAGCCACTTTTGTAACAGATTATTCTTCAGCAGTAAAAAAATATGTTCATAATGATGGGGCATCCTCCGGTTTATTTAATGTTACCAGTAACATCACTGAGACAACCTTTGAATCAATTGGCCCAACTGGTGCCGGGGCAACGAATACATGGGGGGCAATGGATGACATACCCGACGGTGCGACAATTGCAACTATTGCGATACGAATTGTTTATATGGCCTCTGCTGTTGATACAAGCGGCTTCCAAAAAGTATATGCCAGACAAAATGGGAGTTCTGCAGCTGCGGGGCCCGAAACTACAGTGGCGGAACTGGGGACTACTACAGATGATCAGGTTGGGGTTTTTAGTACTTATGTAACAGTAGATGTTCCGCTGGATTCGGATTTAATTTTCGAAATGACTTGGGATGAAAGCAATACGGCATCTTTAGCTACTGATATATACCTTAAAAGTTTTTGGGGTCCATAATGCCATCTTTCGGCCATGCTTCAAATAACAATCTGATCACTTGTTGCTATGAATTGCAAGGGGATTTAAACCTTGCAATCAAGTTTATTGATTTTTCCGTGATCACTGGAGCCAGATCTAAAGGTACACAGAATCAAGCGGTGGAAGATGGCGCGTCTACTTTAATATGGCCACATTCAAAACACAATATCACAGAGACCCGGCTTTTGTCAGATGCAGTAGACGTGTGGCCATACACTAAACAGTGGGGTGCCTTATCGGGATCACCGGAGCAGATCAATAGCATAGCAGAAAAGGTAATAAAACCAGATGAAACAGTGATAGAATCACAGAGCAGAGTCAAAGAGTATGTTTATAAGTCATTTAGTCACCTTGCGGGTGTAATTTTGGGTATTGCTTTTGTAAAAGGGCATGATCTAATATGGGGCGGCGATTGGGACGGGGACGGTAATATGTTAGACCAGAACTTTCACGATTTGCCGCATATTGAGTATGTGAGAGGGGAGTAAAATGTCAAATAGAAGCACACAACAACCACCAAAAAAACCTAAATCCGTTCATAAAAAACCCAAAAGGAAACCTAAACCATGATTGAATTGGACATAATACTAATAACCGCAGCACTGATTTTGGCAATAGTTACAAAAAGACGCGAGGCGGTATTGCTTTGTATGATGTTTTTTGGTAGCACAAGTGCTGCTAGTTTGGGACTTACTGCCTTTTTAGGGGTGATGTGGTACCCATTCTTATGTATTTACCTGCTGGCTTTTTGCGCATTAACAAAATCTCCAGGGGTTTTAATAGGTTATCTGGGTATGATGGTATTATGTCTATTTTCTATATGGGAATTTTCCTCAAACCAAACGGTGATTTATGACAGCTATGCATATATTATGGCCACTATCTTTTTAGTGCAACTGGGGTTTACCGCGAATGGACATTGCAACGATCTTTGGCTTGATATTAGTAGTGATCTGCATTTGGGCAGTACTAAAGCTCACACTAAGGGCACTGTATGAACGATATTACAACCGAGCGCGTGCACGAAATAGTGCGCGCGGAAAATCAGGGTCTGACAAAAGCAATGGAGAAGCTGGCAGAAGAGGTTGGTAATATGGCCAAATCTGTCAAGGACATTGCAATTCAAAGTAGTGTTAATGAAGAGAGATTCAACGGTGTTAATAACAGAATTGATGGCGTCTCTAAAATGGTTAATGACATTAATGCTGGTTTAGGTAAGCTGAGCACGGTAATATTACCAGACTTGGAGGCCAAGGTTGCAGTGGTGTCATTTTCAGCCAATAAAATTTGGCAATTAGCATTGATGATATCGGTGCCTATTCTCGCTGGAGCATGGGGACTAATGGAGAGACAAAATACCATCCAGTTAGAGCACGTTAAGATTTTGGCACAAGCATTAGAAAAAATGGGCAAGATTGCAATTGGTGGATAAGCGTTAACACCCTTCTGATAGATTCAAAATACACTTCTTAAAAAGTATAACTTCCTAAAATAAAAGTAAAACAAAATTTAATTTTATTACCGATAATTATTTTCTTTATATAAAGGAAAAATTTACGTGTAGTTGAAGACACATAATAAAAATCCTCGCAGCGTATTCTATTTAATTCTTTTTAAATTCTACCTATGAGGAATGTGTAAGTCATTATATTCACTAGCTTTACATACTTATATTCCAGCATTCCAGTACTTTTAAACTTTTTCCTGTCTTCGATTACACGCAAATTTTTCCTTTATATAAAGCATTGGGAATTTTAATATTTTTTCAAAAAATATTTGACGAAATTGAAAAAGGGAAGTAGAGTTAACCCCAGAGCTGAGAGATTATTTGATTTAAAGGACAGTGCATGAATGAGTTAACAAATAGATTTATGTCTTTGTTTAGGGGTAATGAACGATCATATGGTAGATATTACCGACAAGGCAAAATGGAAACTATTAAGGACCAAGTGCCGACCATAAACGATTTTGAAATGCATTTAGATGGTGAACTTGGCATTGGTATAGTGCCGGTAATGGATGATGGTATGTGTTATTTTGGTGCTATCGATGTCGATGCACACGGGGATTTACCAGACATTGATTTACTAGCTTTGGAAAAACGGGTAAGAGAAAACGATCTACCACTATCAGTTTGTCGATCTAAATCCGGAGGTGCGCACTTATACTTATTTGGTGCCGAACCATTAAGAGCATCCCTGGTCCGTACCGCATTATCTAAATGGGCTGAAATACTTGGACATGGTGGCTGTGAGATTTTCCCAAAGCAAAGTAAGTTACTTACTAACGATGACGGTACTCAAGCACTAGGTAATTGGATAAACTTATGTTATTTCGATGCCAATAATACCGACCAACTTAGATACTCGTTTGAAGGTGGTAAGCAAGTACCACTAAATTATTTTGTAGACTTAGCAGAATCTAGAAAGATAACCGGGCCGGTTTTAGTTGAGCGATCTGATACAGATCACGGTGGCGCACCCCCATGCATACAAAAAATTATTAGTCAGGGGGTGCCGATGGACCAAAGAAACCAGGCACTATTTAATTTAGGGGTGTATTTAAAGCAAGCATACCCAGAAACTTGGAAAGATAAAGCATTTGATTTAAATGCTAAATTCGAAGTGCCACTTGATCATGCGGGATCAAAGAAAACAATTGCCAGTGTTGGAAGGCGAGACTACAGATACAAGTGCAAAGAAGAGCCCTGTAAAAGTTTGTGCAACAGTAGAGTTTGTGTAACCCGCAAATTTGGCATCACACAAGAAGAGAATAACGAGTTAACTTTAGGTAAGCCCCCAGTATTTAAAAACTTAAGAAAGATAACCACCGATCCAGTAAGGTGGTTATTAGAAGTCGATGAATTAGATATTACATTGAGCACCATTGAGTTATTAGATTTTAGAAAAGTACGAGATGCTATTGCAGACCGACTCACAAAGCTTGTGGCGGCAATGAAGAATGCCCAGTGGCAAGTCATACTCTATCCGCTAATGGAAAAGGCTACCGTGATAGAGGCCCCAGAAACAGCATCCACATCTGGCATTATAAAAGCCAAGCTAAATACCTTTATTCAAAAAGCAGATTTTAATAGTGATGGACATGATATCAAAGAAAGGCAAGCATTGTTGCATGGGGCCCCCGTAGTGCAATATCGGAAAGAGGATAATATAAATGATAGGGTTGTTTATTTTCAGGGTGAGGCATTTGATGAATATTTGAGGAAGAGCAGGTGTGCTGATATTAAGGGGGCCGCTTTGTGGATGATTTTGTCAAATGCAGGGGTGAGGCATACAAAGCTATATATTACAAATAGTAAATCAATAAATATTTGGTATGTGTTGATCACACCGGAAAATAATATTGAATATAGTAAGGTGGAGATACCAAATGAATTCTAAAAAAGAAGCTTTGTTTTATTTTATTAGCGGATATACAAATAAGTATATTAGTGATCATATTCCGAAGGATGTTTTTTTGGTAAAATTGGAAGAAGCAGTAAGTTATTATAATAGATCTCAAGGAACCAATTTTGATTGGCACGTAATAGAGCAGGAGTATTTGGGTGGTTTCTGGAATATGGAGGGTGAAATTAAATGAATGCTAAAATAGAAATAACTTATGTTCCGAAAACAAACAAATTTTATTTGGCATGTAACCCAATGCAAATGAGCGCAGTGCAAGGTATGCCAAATCGAAGGTACTCAAAAAAGAGAAATCTATGGGTTGCCCCAGCGTTGTCACGTAATGCTGAGTACATAGATAGATTACATAGTGAGGGGAAAGTTAACTTGGGCCCAGGCTGTGCTGAAGTTATCACAAAGATAAAGGACAATATTAATATAGTCAGTAAGCAGGGGTTCCCAAAAGATTACAAGTTTAAGACAACGCCCTATAGTCACCAGATGGACGCACTAAACGAAACCTATGGACTGAACCAGTTTGCATTATACATGGAAATGGGCACCGGCAAATCTAAAGTTATAATAGATACCGCATGTGCTTATTTTATGGGGCGGACTATTAATGCAGTAGTGATATTATGCCCTGTATCGATTAGAACTAACTGGGTTACTGAGTTTAAAATACATGCGCCAATAGACTACAACATCATAGTTTGTAACCCAGGTACTAAAAAACAGGGGGTAGAAATTGAAAATTTTATTTATTCACCAACCCCCAGTACGCTAAAAGTGTTTATTGTGGGTACAGAATCAATATCCATGATAAGTAACAGAACAAGAAAACCGATGGGGAAATCTTGGGATCTGGTAGAGAAATTTATGTTCTGTCACAATCCGATGCTGGCTATTGATGAAGCACACTTAATTAAAAACCATGATAGTAACCGATCACGTAATGCGGTATCGCTAGGATTGATGGCCAGGAAACGTATGATCGCAACCGGCACCCCCGTCTCCCAAGGGATGATGGACCTATATATGCAGTTCGAATTTCTAAACTCGGATCTGATTGGCATAGGTGATTTTTATAGCTTTAGAAATCGATATGCAGTAATGGGTGGCTTCGAAAATAAACAAATCATAGGATACGAAAACGTAGATGAATTAATGGATCTGATTAAGCCATGGGTGTATCAGATCACGAAAGCAGAGGCGCTGCCAGACCTACCGGATAAAGTATATGCCGTAAGAAAAGTACAATTGACTAAAGATCAAAAAGACATGTACGCAAAAATGAAAAAAGAACGCATGGCAGAACTGCCGATACTTAATTCAGATGGCTCTAATGCATCTGTCGTAGCCGATAATATATTGGTGATGAATTTAGCACTACAACAAATAGTCAGTGGCTTTGTTACGTATGCTGAAGAGGGCCAAAAGGAACGCAGGCTATCCGAGATAGTTAAGGGTGCCAATAACCCTAAAATAAAAGAGCTGCTATTAATACTAGACGAACACAAAGGCAAACCAGTAATCATATGGTCTAGGTTTAGAAAAGAAATTGCAAATATAGTAGCGGCGCTAACAGATAAGTATGGTGAAGACAGTGTTGCAGAATATCATGGCGGGGTGTCTAGTGAGCTTAGAGATATTAACGAGCAAGCATTTAAAGCTAAAGAAAAAAGATTCTTTGTTGCAAACCAAGCAACCGGTGGCGTGGGATTAACTTTAAATGTTGCGAGCTTATCTATTTATTTAAGCAACAATTTTAATTTTGTACATCGTAAACAATCCGAAGATAGAAACCACAGAATTGGACAAGAGAATAAAGTTTTATACATAGATATTTTAGCAGAAGGCACGATTGATAATGAAATTATGACAGCCATAAAAAACAAACAAGACCTTGCGGATTTTGTGAAAATTTCCCTATCAAAAAACGGGAAAAACAATAGTAATTTTTTAGATAGTAGACTATAATTCATTAACGTAGAGAAGAGAGATATTATGTCAACGGTATTTGTGACACAAGAAAATTCAAGATTAAATTATTCTGATGCTGAGCGTTTTGGAAATATAGTTTT